TAAATTGGAGGTGGAGTAAAATGCCTCTTATCGGGAATACAGTCAGACTAAAAGCAGAATTTCGGGATTTTAATGGGGAGTATGTGTCACCTGAGAATGTTGTTTTGCGAATTTACGACGGCTACAAAAAACAAGTAGGCGAGGACATACCTGTGTTGCCAAGCGCGGTGGGCAAATATCAATATGATTATGTGATACCCGGAGACGTAATCGGACCGCTATATTTTGAGTTCGTAGGCACAATTGGGGAATTGCCGATTTTGGGACGGGCTACCATAGACAGGAGGTGGATATAAGGTAATGGCTAAAATCAAGATTGACCAGCTGGCTGCCGAGATAGCCAAGGGCCTAGCTGAATATTCTCAGGACGTGGTCGAGAAGGTCAACGTATCAAGCGAGAAAGTTGGAAAAGCCGCAGTTAAGCGGCTCAAGCAAACATCCCCGAAGCGGTACGGCAACTACGCCAAGTCCTGGGCCATGAAAACCGAGCCAGAAGTAGGCCAGCCGCACAAGCGCATTGTCCACGTTAAAGCCCCACACTATAGGTTGACACATCTTCTAGAGTACGGCCATGCCAAGGTGGGCGGCGGCCGGGTAGAGGGGAGGCCGCATATCCGGCCTGCCGAGGAAGAAGTAATCCAGGAATTTACCCGTGAAGTAGAGGAGGTGATCAAACGTGGATGAAGCGGCATTGTTTAACTTGCTTAAGTCTACCGGCCTGCCGGTAGCGTATCATCACTTCACGTCGCCGCCGAGTCCACCGTATATCGTTTATTTGTTTGCTTACTCCAGCAACTTTGGAGCCGACAACAAGGTACACAGCCAGGCCGATAACTACCAGGTGGAACTATACACCAAAACAAAGGACCCGGCAGTAGAGGCCCTGATCGAGGGTCTTTTTGATGCGAATGAAATCTACTGGGAAAAGACCGAAACCTATATCGAGAGCGAGGGCTTGTATCAGGTCCTCTATGAAATTTAAGGAGGGAAAAGCCAATGTCTAACAAAGTCAAATTTGGGCTTAAAAACGTGCATTATGCTGTTATTACTGAAACCGTGACTGATGGAGAGGTTTCTATCACTTACGGTATACCTGTTGCAATCCCGGGAGCGGTCAATCTTACCCTGGATGCAGCTGGCGAGAGCGTACAATTCTATGCTGACGACCGAGTTTATTTCGAGGAAAACACCAATGATGGTTATACTGGCAACCTGGAAATAGCCTTAATTCCTGATGATTTCCGGACGGATGTACTGGGCGAAATTGAGGATGCTAAGGGTGCGTTAATTGAAAACAAAGATGCCAAAGCAAAACATTTTGCGCTTTTGTTCGAGTTTGATGGTGACGCTAAAAAGACACGTCATGTGCTGTATTATGTCCTTGCTTCCAGACCTAGCGTTTCTGGCAGCACCAGAACCAACACCAAAGATCCACAGACTGAAACACTGAACATCACGGCACGGCCTGCGCCGGACACCGGAGACGTAAAAGCGAAAGTGCCTCAAGACAGCGACGCATACGATGATTTCTTTAAATCCGTATACATCAAAACCCCGGGGGCGTAATATATGGAAAAGATACTCACAATTGATGGGCGCCAGGTGAAGTTTAAGAGCACTGGCGCCTTTCTGCTTCGCTACAAGGCTCAATTCGGACGGGATGCGCTACAGGATATATTTAAACTCCAAGACGCAGTTGACAGCAAAAACCGGATCAAAAATATTGATGCGCTAGACCTTGAGGTATTTTATAACTTGGTTTGGACGCTGGCCAAAACAGCAGATCCTTCAATCCCGCCGCCTCTGGAATGGCTAGACGAGTTCAGCGAGTTTCCGCTTATGGACATTATTCCGGAAATAATAGATTTAATTTTCAGCAGCCTGGGTGCAACAGTAGAGCCTAAAAAAAAATAGAGGCCGATGATGACACCCCTTTCAAGCTGACTACTGAGATGTTGATGCTTGGTGCGCTTGAAAGGGGTTTAAGTCTGCGTGATTTTGAGGATTTAACACCAGGTATGCTTCTTGACTACATCATCACATACAACAATGAGCGTCTCAATGATGCCGATGGGGATACCCGGGAAACCGTAAGGCAGGCTACCCAGGTTGATTTTGACCGGTTCTAGGAGGTGAAATCATGGCGGGGAAGATCAAGGGGATCACAATCGAAATAGGCGGCGATACGCAAAAACTAAATAAAGCGCTTGAGGACGTAAACAAAAAGACCCGCGATGTCCAATCCGAGCTAAGACAAGTTGAGCGCCTCCTAAAGCTAGACCCAGGGAACACTGATTTGTTGGCCCAGAAGCAGAAACTTTTGGCTGAAGCTGTTGAAAACAGCCGGGAAAAGCTCAACCGCCTTAAAACCGCTCAGGAGCAGGTAAATGAGCAGTTTGCCAAGGGCGAAATAAGCAAGGAACAGTACCGGGCCTTTCAGCGCGAGGTAGCCAAAGCCGAGCAGGAATTGAAGGGCTTTGAGAGACAGCTAAACGAAACTGCAAAAGCTAGTGAAACCTTCGAGGACAAGCTCAACAAAGCCCTAGAAGATGTAAACAAAAAGTCCAAGGACCTGCAGTCAGAACTTGGGCAGGTCGAGAGATTACTAAAACTTGATCCGAAAAATACTGAACTCCTTGCCCAGAAGCAGAAACTCCTTGCCGAAGCCGTTGAAAACAGCCGGGAAAAGCTCGAACGCTTAAAGACTGCTCAGGAGCAGGTCAACGAGCAATTCCGCAAGGGTGAAATTAACGAAGAACAGTACCGAGCCTTCCAGCGTGAGGTCGCAAAAGCCGAGCAGGAACTCTCGAAATTTGAAAAGCAATTGAGAGAAACGGGTTTTACTGCCGAGCAAGTAGGCAAAAAACTGCAGGATGCCGGGCAGAAGATGACTGACATCGGCAAAGACCTGTCGATGAAGGTTACTGCTCCGCTCGTGGCAGCAGGGGCCGCATCGTTCAAAATGGCCGCCGACCTACAGGATGCTATGGGAGCCACCGAGCAGATATTCAAAGGCGCTGCAGACAGCGTGAAAACATGGGCAGACAACCTGGACAGTTACTATGGTATAGCTGAAGCAGAAGCCTTAGAATATGCCAACATGATGGGGACTATGCTGGTCAACATCGGCGGGTTAACCGAAGAACAGGCTGCTAAGCAAGCCCAAACCCTGATTGAGCTTGCCGGCGACCTGGCTGCAATGTATGGCGGTGCGCCTCAAGACGCAGTACGGGCTTTGACAGGTGCACTCAAGGGCAACAACACTATGCTCGACAACTATGGTATGGCTGTCAACGACGCCATGATTAAAACGAAAGCTTTTGAAATGGGCATTTATTCCGGCAAAGGAGAAATGGACCTAGCAACCAAACAGGCAGCTACTTTAGCCCTTATCATGGAGCAGACTGGAGCCGCACAAGGCCAGGCGGCAAGGGAAGCCGAGGGTGCGTCCGGTTCTATGAGAGCGTTTACGACAGAGATCAAAAACATTGCTACGGATATAGGGGAAGTCCTGCTGCCGGTAATCACTCCGCTACTGAACAGCCTGGGGGATATAGTAAAGAAGTTTTCCGAATTGAGTCCGGAGACCCAAAAAACTATTGTTGTTATAGCCGGACTGGCAGCGGCAATAGGCCCGCTACTGATGATTTTGGGCCCGATAGTTTCAACCATCGGTTCATTGGTAGTCGGCCTGGGGGCAATGTCCACAGCAATGGCTGGCGGGGCCAGTATCGTGGCAGGGCTTACAGCTGGCTTCCCTGCCCTGGGAGCAGCTATAGCTGTTATAACCGGGCCCATTGGCATAGCAATTGCAGCAATAGCAGCGCTGACAGCAGGTGGAATAGCGTTATACAAACATATGCAAAAAGATAGCATTCCTACTGTAAATTTGTTTGGGGATACAGTATCAGAAGCTACTCAGCAAGCTGTAGGTAGTTTTATGGAGTTAAATGAGCAAGCAACATTGGCGCTCAACCAATTATCCTGGAGTGGACAGGAAGTTACTCAAGAGATGGCAGATAGCATAACAAATAACTTCTCTCAAATGGCAGAACAAGTACAAGCAGGCCTTGACAGCCATTATCAAGAATCATTACAAAAAATGCAAGCATTTGTGAATAACAGCGCTTCTCTATCTAAAGAAGAACAAGAACAGATTTTAGCAAATATGCAACAAGGATACGAAAATAGAAAACAAACTATAGAAGAAGGTGAAGCAAGAATTAAAGAAATTTTGCAAACTGCTAGTGAAGAAAAAAGAGCTTTGACAAAGGAAGAGCAAGAAGAAATAAACGCTATTCAACAGGAAATGGTCAATACAGGTATACAAGTGCTTTCCGAAAACGAACTTGAAGCAAAAGTAATAATGGAACGAATGAGACAGCAAGCAGGAGAAATATCAGCAAGGCAAGCAGCAGAGGTAGTACAGAATAGCTTGAAGCAGAAAGAAGAGGCAATAAAAGCAGCGGAAGAACAATGTAATGAAGTAATAAAAGAGATAATTAGGCAGCGTGATGAAGCTGGTACTATAACAGCAGAACAAGCAGATGCATTAATTAAAGAAGCAATCCGGCAAAAAGAAGAAACGATTCTTAACGCAGAAGAAATGCACGATCGCATTATCGAAGAAGCGCAAGCCCAAGCTGGCGAACATATAAAACTGATTGACTGGGAAACCGGTGAAGTTTTGAATAAGTGGCAAGTCTTTAAGAAAGACGTAGGTAAAACATGGGATGATATAAAGAAAAAAAGCGCAGAAACATGGGACGGTATCAAGCAAACCGCCACGGATGTCTGGAATGGAATCAAAGACTTTTTCAAAAAATGGGGAGACGAAATCCTATTGATAGCTGC